AATGGTTGCGCATTTGCCCCGCTGGGGATGAATTTTCAATATTTTCACGCGCCTTGGCCCTACATCGCCGGCCCCAAAAATTTCACGACGCGCAAAAAAAAAAGAGGGCCGGCAGTGGACAATCCTCTAGTCGGCGCAGCAACCTTGCCCGCTCGCGAACAGGCACCAACATGGCGCACGGCCCGGTGCAGACGCCACCACGACCGCTAGGGCGATGCAAGCGACCGCGACCACCGCACCGGCCAAAATCAGCCACAGCCTCGTTCGCACGGTCACGCTGCACCCCTTCGTGGTATCAGTGGATCGATTCTATCCCAGGGCAACATGGCCCTACGATCAGTCGCGTGCGAAAAAATGCAGTCGGGCGCGCCCCTATCTTCGATAGTAGTGGCTCGTGACCAGATTTGATTAGAGCCGTGCAGCCGGCAATGGATATATCGGGGTCTTCGTTGAAGCATAGGTCGGACTGAGCGTCAGCGCGAGCCGGAGCCGTGCATGCCATGACCGCGAAGATGCTCAGGAAAACGAGCCGGAAAGCCGTCGGCACCATGAGCCTCCGTGGCACGCGAATCGTTGCGCCACGTTAGCATGGCCTCGCACTTAATGCGTGGCGGGGCCGCTTGGGCCGGATGCCCTCAGAAAACCTCTCTGAGCGCGCAAGCCAACATGCGCGACACTTGCACGGGAGCCCATGTCGAGGCACCGCGCGCAGTTGGAATGCCGCGCGCCGTCAGTTCGCTGGCGATGCCATGTAGCGTCGTCACGCCGCCCGCCCTTATGTCGTCAAGGGTCGGGGCAAGATCAGCCGCCCGAGCTATAGAAAGCGCCTGGCGGGCCGCTGAGCCGGCCTTCTGCGCCTCTGGCGTGAAGTGGACGCCTCGGAAGCCGCCCAGCCTCACGCCTCGCGCCTTGGCCGCCTGAAGGGCTTCCTTCGTGCGCTTGCTGATCATCTCGCGCTCAGCTTGCGCCACAACGGCCATGATGCCGATGGTCATATCGTTGGCGCTCGGCATATCGGCCGCGACGAATGGCACTCCGGCCTTTTGCAGCCCAAGCAGAAAATGTGCATCGCGCGAGAGGCGATCGAGCTTGGCAATGACAAGCTTGGCCCCGAATACGCGGCACGCCTTGATCGCCGCGGCAAGCTGGCAACGGTCATCGTTCTTGCCGCTCTCGATCTCCGTGAACTCGGCGCGCAGTTTCCAGGCACCGCCATTGAGATAGTCCGCCACGGCCTTGCGCTGCGCCTCAAGGCCAAGGCCAGATGCGCCTTGCCTTGCCGTGCTGACCCGATAATAGGCGACGAAATTGGCCTTGCTCATTCGTGTAACCTTCCGGTCAACGGAGGTAGAGCGGAATGTAATCCCCGCCTTAGAGCCCTAATGGCCGAAGCGCCTCAGAGCTCGATGACGAGCCAACGAGCCGCATCGATGGTCCTTGGCTGATGGCGCGTGGCTGAGGGGTGACGACCTTCTGGCCGTCGATTGCGACGTGAAGCAGCCGGCCGAGCTCGCAAGCCCCAGCGTCGCGCTTTGTCCCGATTGCCGCAATTCACATAGGCAAGGCTCTTGGCCAATGCCCGACTAATCGCTGATCTATCAATGGTCATTGCATCCTCCGTTACGTGTAGCGTGTAAGAGGATGCGTCATGTTTCTAGAATGTCAAGGTATTTCTGCGCGTTATGCAAATATATCTAAGGCTTCCCACTGGCATGTGAGGCTATAAAGACCCGGGCGGAGGGGGCATAGGCATGACATCGGAAACTAAACCTGTGATCGGCTGCAAAGTGTATTTCGCGCGAATTTTTGGCGGATTTCTTTACTTGTAATTCGAGTTCACTATCTGTTCTATATCTTTTGGATCGATCAAAATCCACGCTCGCCGGCCAGTCCGCAAGGGGCCGATTTGACTTCTCTTTATGTAATGTTATAACATAACGTAATGATACACACTGAACTCACCCTCCCTCAGGTCGCCCGCCTACTTGGAATTTCCAGGCAAAGGGCCTGGACCTTGGGGCATGCGGAAGCCTTCGGACCCCTCCGAGGGGATGCTGTCGGCTGGAGAAAAATACGTCTGCGCGACTTGGAAACGGCTACTGGCCAAACCTTCAGCGCTGAACGGCTGCGCGCCGCCATCCTACCGAAGGAAACCAGAGACGCCCTCATTGAGCGGGAAGTCCGGCGACGCCTTTTGGCCGCGCTCCGCGACCTTGAGCGCCGAGGCGACAACCTGGCGAACGTAATTCTTCAAATGAAAGATTGACCATGGCCCTCTTCAACAAGAAAGCCGACAAGTCCGAAGCCAACGCCAGCGTGATCGACAATATCCGAGCCGCCGAGACCTTGGTCCAGAAGATCAATGACGCCATTACGGTCAAACAGTCGGACGTTGACCGCCTGGTTGCCGTGGTCGCTGCCCTGGCCCTCCAGATTGCCGATGGCGCAGACCCCAAATCGGTCGACGCCAAGCTTGATGAATTGACGGTGGCGAGACGTGATCTGCAAATTCTAGCTGCCGCTGTTGGCCCCGCGGCTGAACGCCTTGCGCAAGCCCACAGGGACCAACGCGCCCATTCGATGGCTGGTCATGTGGCGACCTGTAGGAAGTTCAACGTTAAGCGTCTGCAGGCTGCTACCGCGATGACTTCCGCCATCGAGACCTTGGACACCGCTTGGCGCACCTTCCACGAAGCGACTACCGCCTTGTCGTTGGCATGGCCCAACGGCAGCCTGCCGCAGGCTTCCTTGACCGCAAACGCCAGCATTGAGCGCGCCTTCGCCCACGAATTGTTTCGCCTTGGTGGACGCCCGGCCTTGCTCGGCGGTCAGAACTTCCAAATTCCTTCCTTGCCTGGCGCTGCGCCTCCCGAACCCGGCCGATCAATTGATCCTTCGACGGTCAAGCCTCTGGCCGTTGAGGTGGAAGCCGCCAATCAAGTCCTTCTCGGCGCTCTGACGGGCCAGAAATCTGAACCCGTCACCCTGATGCGTCACACAGACCCCTCCGCCCACGGCCGGCGCGATGAACCTGAATTACCGCCGCCACCGTCTGGCCCAACAAATTCAGCGGCCCAGGTAACGGCGTCCCTGCCGAAAGTGAGAATGGGATGAGGGGCGCAGCTCCCAAGGGCCGCGTGATCCCAGAAAACACCCCCGAAGCCAACAGGCTCCGCATCGCTGAAGCGCAAGCCGAAGAGGCCTTGAAAGAAAAGTCACTGGCCCAGCAAAGAGAAATACAGAGCCTCGCAAGATTTCGTGCGCTTTTACGCGAACAACGGGAGAAGACCCCAGGGTTCGCCATAGACGAGAAATAATCGCTTGCTGTTCGGCGGGGCTTTTCAACCATCAGCCTCGAAATTTGGAGCAATCCATTCCCGACTGCGAGACCCCTTGGGTCCCATGCTGGAGCCCAAGGGGTTTAATTCAATAGAGGAATACGAACATGGCTTTCATTACTACAGACAATTCGGCTCAAGCTGAAAAACCTAAGCGCAACTCCAGCCGCCTTCGGGTTGCTTGGCGGGTTATATGGCGTCCTGGCCCAGGCCACGTGGGGCGGCGGAAGCGTCACGCTCCAGGCTCTTTCGCTCGACGGCTCAACGTTGATTACTTGCCTAACGGCCTTTTCAGCGAACGGATATGCAACCGTTTACTTGCCTCCTGGCCAATACGTTTTAACTATTGCCACGGCGACGGCGGTTTATGTCGCAGTCACCCCAATCCCGGTGCCGGCATGACCAAAGCGCTCAAGACGCCACATTCGGCTTTCGCTACCGCCTTACAGAACGCCGCCACTGGCCACGAACAGCGCATTTCCGCCGCCACGCCATTGTGGACGGCCGCGATGGTTGAGCAGGCTTTGACGAGGCCGGCCGACCGCGCGACCATTTACCGAGGCGCGGATATGGCCTTACGCCAGGCGGCGGATAACTCGATCAGGCTATTGATCGAGGATCGTCAAAACGCAATAGCGGCCTTCTCTGTCGCTGTAGGAACTCCCGGGGTGCTTCAGGCTCCAGTGGAGAACCACGCCCAGCTTGTTGACCGCTTCCTCGCCATTCCCGAGCACGAATGCGGCGGCTACACGAAATTCTCAGGACTGTTCGACCGTCGATATTTCGACCTTGTGTTCGACCACGAGGCGGAGACCGAAGGCATGGCCGCTCAGATCGCCAATGGTATGCGCTCACTTATCGAACTGGCCAAAGGCGTCAAGTTCGAAACCGGCACTCCGACCAACATCGCCTCTCTGGAAAGGGGCTTGCTCCAAAATATCGGTTCGGCGCTGCGGCTCATTGCCCGTAGTCGGAACATTGCGGGCGACGTGAGGGCCGAGGCCGGCGATCTTGTCGAGAAATTAAGAGCCAGGGGAAGCTGACAAATGTCCGCAATAACCGAGGCTCTTGGCCTTACCCCTCCCCAAGACTCAGAGAAGCCCGCTGGCGGCCTTGCACCGCCGGTTCCGGCTGCTACGGTAGCTGACAGCATCGCCGCCCAGGATTCCGTGGCGACCGGGACTGCCTCTCTATTGTCTGAGGCGCAGATCGCCAGCGCGAGAGCCGATTGGATCGGACGAGGCCTCTCGGCCGAGAAATTCGATGAGGCGGTTAAGCCGGTCGAAGAGGGGCGCGATCCGGCCTCAGGGCAATTCACCGCTGAGGTGGAATACCCGCCTTCTGCCTACCGGCCAGATTTTGGCCCATTGGCCCGCGGGCTGGATGTTGCCGACTTGGGCAAGTTCTCTGGAATGGCAACCAAGTGGCTGTCCGGGGTAGGCGTGGAGCCTTCCCTCGGGGCCAGCCTGTTGCAGCACCTCATGGCCAACAGCCGAGCATTCTCTGAGCAGACACCGGCGCAGCGCTCGCTTACCGCCAGATCGGAACGGCTCGAAGCCCTACGCATGTGTGGGGGCGATGAAACAGCCCTGGCCGAACGGCTCCAACTGGTAGGCCAGGCCCTCCGACGTGGCGATGCGGAATTCAACAGCGAACTGCTTCAGCGCAACGCCTTCGCATCGGCTTTCGCCATTATGACAATATCGACGGCCGAGAAAATTAGTGAAGCCCGCGCCACGGCGAGGAAGGCGGCCAAGCCATGAAGGAAGCCACGCTTGGCCCAGCGATGGGAGCGCTGCTACCGCGTCAGCGAAGCTTCGTGGATCACCTGTTCATTGGGCCTCAGGGCCCTGGTCGATATTCCCGCGCCTACCGGCAAGCTGGCTACGCATCAGGGAATGCCGAGGCCGTGGCCGCCAGCGCCAGCCGTCTGATGGCGGACCCAGGTATTCAGGCTGCGATCAGTGAAGTTGCCCGCAAGACCGCTGTTGGAATGGCGCCGGAAGCCTTGGATATCTTGAAGCAAATAATGAGAGACCCGCAAAACAAGGATCAATTCAAGGCGGCGAAAATGTTCCAAGAGGCCGCGGCGCCACCTGAGAGCACCCAGAAGATCGAAGTTACTCACCGAACGGTGTCGAACGCCGAACAGGACCTAATCGACTACCGCGCCATGCGGGCCCTTGGCGTCGCGCGTGAGAAGCTCATTGAAATGTTTGGCGACGCCCTCCCTCGATTGGAACGCGTTGAAGGTAATGTTGTCGACGCGGAGTTTGTGGAAGTTGAACCGGCCGACCCGGATCGGGGTTGGTAATGGACGAAGATCAGGAACACGCGCCCGACCCGGCCGCGCTACGCAAGGCCGCCGCCGGGGCGATGAGCCGCCAAGACTACAGGCGCAAATTCAATGCCGTTGATTATTTTCGCCCATATCCGAAGCAGAAAGAGCTCTTTGCGGCTGGCGCGACGGTGCGCGAACGATTGCTGAAGGCCGCTAACCAGAGTGGCAAGAGCTACGCGGCGGCCGCTGAAGTTTCCTATCACGCGACGGGGCTCTATCCCGAGTGGTGGGATGGCTGGCGCAGCGACAAGCCGTGTCGCATTTGGGTTTGCTCGGAAACGAGCCTTGTGCTGCGCGATGTAATGCAGACACTCTTATTTGGACCTTGCGGTATCGACGATGACTTCGGTAGCGGTTCGGTGCCGCTTGATGCGATTGTAGGCAAGCCGAGCATGGCGCGCGGCATAACCGACGCCTACGACACTTGCCAGGTTAGGCATGTGAGCGGGGGAATATCGACAATCAAATTCCGGTCCTATCAAGCCGGCCGGAAGGCTTTCCAGGGCGCAACGCTTGACCTGATTGTCTTTGACGAAGAGCCGCCGCTTGACGTGTATGACGAAGGCCTAACGCGCATCACCGCCACGGGGGGCCGATCTTTGATGATCTACACCCCCATGGGCGGTAGTGGCGAGGTGACGCGGCGCTTTACGGACCATGCGTCGCCCGACCGTGCGCTGATACGAATGACGCTTTATGACGTGGCGGGCCATCCGGGTTCGCATATGACGCTCGAAATGGTCGAGGACATCAAGCGCAACACGCTCCCGTCGAATATGCGGACCCGCGTCTATGGCGAAGACAACACCTTCGAAGGTTCGGTTTTTCAAGTCGACGAAGACAGCATCAAGGAGCCGCCCTTCCGTGACGATGAGGTGCCGCTGCATTGGCGCAAAATTTGGGGCATCGACTTCGGCATCAATCACGCCTTCGCGGCCGTGCTGTTGCTTTATGACGCCGACGCCGATTGCGTTCACGTTCACGCATGTATCAGAGAGAAAAACCAAACCCCGCTGCAACACGCCGTGCCAATCAAGGCGCGCGCCGCCAATGTGCCGATCGCCTATCCGAGCGACGGCGACAATCGAGAGAGCGGCACCGGCAAGACCCTGGCCGCGCTGTATCGAGAGCAGGACCTACCGTTGCTTGGCGGGCCGGCGCGCTTTGAAGATGGTTCGGTGTCGACCGAACGCGGCGTCCTGGAGATTTGGAGCCGAATGACAACCGGGCGCTTCAAGGTCTCGACAACCTGTTCGACATGGTTCGAGGAATTTCGTTCCTATCACCGAAAGAATGGCCAGATCGTCAAGCTCTATGACGATCTACAGTCGGCCACGAGAATTGGCGTTATGTGCCTTCGATCGGCCCAAGCCGGCGCTCTCGGATCGCGCCGCGCTCGCCACTCGACGAATGCCGAACTTAACAACCCCCACGCGATCGCCGCGCGCAATGATTTTAATTTGTTCACTGGCGTAGGCGAGGCGCGCGCTCCCGTGGGCCGCAACGGCCTTCCTGAAGGAACGTCCTACCTCTACGCCTCAAAGCCGCGAGTGCAGGTCGATAACAGCGACCCTTGGGGGGATTGAACATGCCAAGCGTGAAAATCAAGAGGGCTGAAGCGGACGAGCGCATTGAGCATCAGCGCCGCCAGAAAGCCGCGAAGGCGGCAAAGGCTGCCAAAGCCTTGCAGCGCACCCCGGATGATCCTGCAAGTTCCCGATAAAACGACAGACAGGACGCGGTGAGCGACGCCGCGAAATTCTTTGCATAGTTATTTCAACATCGGCCCCGAGGAATATTTGCCGAAAGTAATTGGTCCGTCAGCTTCTTGCTGCATGCAGTCAACAAGGTAGAAGGCAAATGCCTCGCGAGGATTGCTGCCACTTACTGAAACCCTGAATAAAGCGCTTTGCGCCAATTTCTGAGTAACAGCTTTAACGTCCAAATTCTCTCTCATGAGAAATCCGAGAGCATTGTTTGCCAATGCGTTGCTGCCCAAGTCCGTTAGGGGGAAAAACGACGATACCTCTTTCAGCATCCTCTCACAAAATTCCTTCAGGGGCCTCTTCGGCTTACCGTGGAAATAGACTTCGGTTGAAATGACAAGCCTTCCTTTGTAGAAGCGAACGTCAGACTCTACAGAGGGGGCAGTCTCTGTTTCAAGGAAATCGCTAAACAAAAATTTCACATAACTCGGCAGATCAGCGTTCAATTTAGCATTTATATTTAATAATACTATGTCTAGTCGAGTCGCGGGCTCGTTCAGCCATTTATCATCTTGGATGATCGCCCTTGGGCTGATGCTCGAATAAAGCTCCTGCGGCGATTCGACAATCTGGTTATCTTCCGAGAACAAAAAGGAAGGGCTTTTATCCGTGTCCGCGGCGAAAACGGTAGAACACGACCAAATCGTCGCAATGATAGTCGCAACAAAAATAAATTTGGTCGTCATTTCTCTGCCGCCCTGATTCAAGTTGCGCATGCATCTTAGGGGCGTCGAATATTCGCTGCAATTCACCGACGACGGAGGTCCGGGTTTCCGCAATCTGACGGAACATCGGCCGAACAAACAGCGCCCCATTCCATGTGCCATCCATGGGACATGGACTAACCGATACTGAATGACACAGAGCTGCATCTTACTGAACTTATT